ACTCATGGGCGACTACATTAAAACCTACGGACAAGATCCAACTTCGCTTACTTCTAACGAAGATGATTCGGGCGTTTGGTTTTCTGTAGAACGTTCTGGCATGAACCGTGATACTGAGTATACGGTTGATTTTAATCAAATCAAAACCCGTTTGGCTTCTGGCAAAATCACCAAAGAAGATGACCGGTCACCTCTTTCTCCTCATATCGAAGAAAACTATGCCACTAGCGGCTATGATCTTTCTACACTCTACAAGACTTTGACATACGACGAAATTAAAGTAGTTTTGATGTCGAATCTTGCCGTGTTGGCTGAGAGTGACGCTCGATTGGGACAAATCCCCGGTTTCTTCCTTGATGAATCGGCTGATCCTACTTTTGTGCCAGAAGAAGTAGTTGCAAAGCCTATTAAGACAGGAACTGTTAAAACTGTTCTTGCTCTTGATGATGCTAACGATGTTGAAGATGATGAAGAGCCACCATTTGAAGTGACTCCAACTGCCGTACCGCCCAAAGCAAAAACAGCATCTAATGCTCGCAAGCTTGCCGATTCTCTTCTTGACGACTAAAGGAAAATGCTATGTCTAAACTCCAAAAGATTGAAAGCGATCTCAAGGGACTAGATATAGCCTCTCTTGCTACCTACGACGAACGAATCTCTTCAATGGTACTTGGAAGCAATCCTCTCAAAGCCCCGATGTATATGCGGGACTTTGTAGAGGCTTATGATTCCACCAACTCTATGTTGGCAAAAGCAACAAGGGCACTTGGCAAAGCACAAGGCGAACTCGAAATGTATGAGAGTATTGCATATTTTGACAAGGCCCCTGATTTCTTATCCCAAAGAGGCGTTAAGGACACAGTAGAAGCAAGGAAACAGTATGTTCCGTTAAACGCGGAAGTACAAGAGGCTAAAGATATTGTCGCTCTTGCAGAAAGCGTTGTAGGTTTTCTTAGAAACAAATTGGTGACGTATCGTTTAGCCCATGACGATGTCAAAAAATCCGCTTATCATCAAGATAATAGTCCAGATGGGAATTAAGGAAGTATATGAGCAAGAATAAATGGATTTCACAATTAGTAGCAGATTTTGGTGTTATAGCTGAAGATTTATCTGCGGCGGTTCCAAAGTCAGTTCCAACACGTTCGCCATCTCTTAATTGGGCGACTGGCAACAATGGATTCCAGCCAGGCAAAATCACTATACTATTCGGTCCTGAAAGTGTCGGAAAAAGTCTTCTAGCTTATATGGCTGTAGCAGATGTTCAACGTTCTGATCCAGAAGCACTGTTTGTGTGGTTTGACGCCGAATTCTCATTTAATTTACCTCTATTTAAAAAAATGGGTGGTGATCCACAAAGATTGATTGTTAGGAAAACAAATGATCCACTTCTAATCTTTGACTGGATTGGAAAAGAAATGCTAGAAATGCTTCAAGACGGTGCTCCAATTAGAGGCATTATTATTGATAGCATTAAGGCAATTCGTTATCCAAAAGAAGTAAACATGAAGCAAACCACTGATCAGACTATGGGTGGCAGCGGATCTAAATATTTGCCTTCTGCTCTTAAGTTGGTCATTCCAGTAATTGCGCAATATAACCTGCTAACGTTTTTCATTCAGCAAGCAACACTTGAAATTGATAGTATGAAAGCTATGCGTAATCCATATGTAATGACAGAGGGTCGTGCATTAAGACACGCTGCAGATCTTCTCCTTGAAATTACAAAACTAGATACAAAAAATGGCGTTGTGGAAGATGGCAATAAAACCATTACGGGTGCTGCTAACCAAACAGGCCATAAAGTTCGTATCAAGGTTAAGAAAAATCGTCTTGGGCCACCAGCACGCATGGCAGAATTTACTTGGCATTATGAACTTGGCATGATTGATCAGGACCGAGAAGTTTTTGAATTAGCAAAAAGCCTGGACGTTATCTCCCATCCAATTAATCCGGATACAGGTAAGGCTAACGTCCAAATGTGGACTTTTGCGAATTATACGCCAATACGTGGTGAAGAGAATATGTTCAAATGGGTGCAAGAAGGCGGCAAATCTCTTCAGGCAGACATATATGCAGCTTGTTGCCAAGTTCATCCAGATATTGCAAAAAGACTTCAGGCTGCTGAAGACTTAGCTGCACTTGACGATATGGATTTGGATATATGAGTAACCTTGTTCTCTATGTAGGCGATCCTCATCTTAAGATTTCTCGTTTTGAGGAATCTAAGGCGCTCTTGTCCTGGATAGAGAACACAGTGGCAGAGGTTAAGCCACAAACTGTTGTGTACTTGGGAGACTCTCTGGATACGCACGCAGCAATGAGAAGTGAGATCGTCTCCATCTTCACTTCTCACCTTGTAGCAGTGTCTAAACATTGCGGCGGTATAATTCATCTACTTGGCAACCATGAGATGGTGAGGCAAGACTCTTATGCCCATCATGCACTCATATGCCTCAAATCTATCCCAAACGTAGAAGTAGTAGATGAGCCTAGAATCATTGATGGAATTACGTACGTTCCGTACGTACATGACCACAATTTATTCCCTAAGATTGACACCCAGCTCGCAGTTTCACATCAAACTTTTTTGGGATCACAATACTCAGGTTTTCGTCCTAAAGAAGGTGTGGATGTTAAATCCTTAGGATGCGAACTTATGATTTCTGGACACATTCACGAACGCCAAGAGTTCGATAGTGTGATTTACCCTGGCACTCCAATAGCAACTTCTCTTTCTGATGTCAATCAAGATAAGGGAATTTTAATTATGAATACGTCCACCTTTAAACGTAAATATATCGAGAGTCCGTTTCCTAGATATAGAAGCTGGGAAATTAATGAGACCTCTGTATCTCTTCCAGATATCAAGAATAATGACCGATATATTGTCAAGGTAGTTGGTTCCAAAACGTTCTGTTCCTCATTTCTGTCATCTAAGGATGCCAAAGATTTGACGGCTCAAGGAGTCATGTTTAGGCCTTCCTATACAGATTCGATAAAAGTTGATAGGGTTGTCATACAGAGTAGAAAAAGTATTAAGGAAATGGCTGGCGAGTATATAGACAAAGTGCTAGCTACCAAAGATGCTCCACTTATAAAAGAAATTATTGAGGGTCTTTAAATGGATGTTAGAGAGCATATAGACTTGCAGCGCTGGCTTATTAATAGCAATATGATCAACGACTTACATAAAAACACCATATTTATGTACGGCAGCCTTTTGCACAAGGATGTCAAAGCAGTAGAAGCGGACATTAATGTGGAAAATCGGGTCATCACATACAAGATCTACCTCCCATACAATATAATTCGCCTTAAACAAAAGATGCTGGGCCTCTCTTCTAGCCAAAGTATAATTGGCTTATGGAGGTACAAGCGTATGCTTGCTAAGAACGGGAACCTTGATTTTCAAGCAATAGCCTCCAAGTTTATAAAAGACTACTTAGGTCCCAATTGGAATACCAAAGTAGAAGTCTTGGATATTGAAAATTATGATGCTTCCGCCCAAATTTCACCGCCTTCAACTCCTGGTACAGAGTCTCTCTAAAGACGAAGATGTACGTCAGGAGCTATATCTCCTATTCTTTTCCAATGCCTCAATTTCTTCTATGATTAAGTTTTCTAAGCAAAATCAAGCACATACAAACTTAGAGATATTAGTGACGCCTAAAACGGCGCTTGCTCTAAATGCATTGTATAATGAATATAGATGCTTAGAGGAATCAAATGAGAAAGACTCACTTTACTGACCAAGAAGCTCTTGGCCTTTCACCAGACGAAAAAGATAAAGCTGAAAAGTGGATGCGTGCCAATTTCACAAGTACCCAATGTGAAACTAAGGATTTGCCTTCACTTTTTGAAATGTACATGCTAGGATATACCTTCAGCGAAATACAGAAGGAATTTCCGAAGTACGATGTGCGTCAAATTGTTATGACCGCCGCTATTCATAAATGGGGTCTTCAGAAAGAAAGTATGAAGGCTTCAATACAAAACCGTGTACAGCAGAAAATTTCTAAAGCTGTTATGGAGCAGGTAGATTTTCTCACTACACTCTTTGACGTCGCTGCTATAGATAATTTGCAAGAAATGAAAGCTTACGTCCAAGATCCTGTCAATGCTCCTAAGCCTAAGATGGCAATCTCATCTCTTAAGGAATATAAAGAGGCAGTGGATATGCTTTCTAAAGTTCTAAATTCTATTAACACTGCGGCTACAGCCAATCCCTCTACGATTCCTGTTCAAAAGAAAGATACTGAGGCCCTATTGAGTGTTTCGCCACAAAAGAAACGAGGACCTCCATCTAAGGCTGAACTAAAAGCCAAACAAGATGAAGAAGAAATTATAGACATTAAGGACTTGGCCAATATATGAGCGAAGAGACTCCTAAAAAACGCGGACGCCCTAAGAAACCTAAGGCAAAAGGTAGGCCTAAAAGCGCGCCAGTGTTTGACGAAAATGGAATCGAGCTTTCTAAACGGCAAATTCAAAAACTTGAACTTGATCAAAAGAAAATTGACGCGAAACTTGCTTATGAAGCAAGAAAAGAAAGAGCAAAGGAAGAAGCCGCTCTCACTCCTGTAGAAAAGGAAGCCCTTAAGCTTCTTAGAGAAGAAGAGAGACTAAAACAGGCAGAGATTAAGGCTAATGAACAAGCTAGAAAAGATACCATCAGAAACGAAAAAGTTTCTATGGAAATGGCTAGAATTAAGGCCGAAGAAACAAGACAAAAGCTTGAAGAAAAGCCTATTTCATTAACCCAACTCACTAAACTGTTCTTTAAACCATGCGATACAAGAGCTGACTTAAAGGCATGGATAAAGTATTTCTTGGGACTCGACTTACCTGATTACACTGTTTCTCGATATGCCGACTCCAATCCGCTCGATATCATTTGGGAAATATACCGAATTTGCGTGCATAAGAAAAACCCAGAAAACGTCGAAGAACTACTAGTAGTTGCAGGCAGGGGTAGCGGAAAATGTCAAATTAAAGGTACTAAAATACTAACAAAAGAAGGTGTTCGCGATATAGAAGACATCAAAGCCGGAGATACTGTTTATACCGGTTGGGGTTGGGATAATGTAAAAACTACATTTGACGAAGGTGTCAAAGATTCTATTACTATCAAGACGCAATTGTTGACAAAAGAATCGCCATTTGAAAATACAGGATCACCTCATCATAGAATTCAAGCGATTCAAAAAGATGGTTCCGTTGATTGGACATATTTATCAGATATTAAAGTCGGTGATTATATTTATAAGTCGGCGCATAATGATCATAAAATCGACACTAATACTAAAGATTATATAGACGGTTGGTTATTAGGAGTAATTTTAGGTGACGGCGCAATAAATAGACATAATTGCAATGAAATTGCTCTATGCAGTTCCGATTTTGATTTATTAAGATTTTATGCCGATGAAATATATATGCGTTTTGGTATAAAGCAAAGAGTTAAGAGAAATTCAAAAAAATCTGTTAATCTAAAGGTTTCTTCTAAAGAATTTAAGACGTGGGTGAATTCATATATAGATGGAGAATTAAGTTACGATAAAAAACTAAAGACGCTAAACCATAGTTATGAGTTTTTAGCAGGGGTATTTTCTGGTTTAATGGATACCGATGGTTCAAAAGACAGTATCACTTTGGCAAATAGAGATTTGACACAGCAAATAGGACAGATTTTAAATATATTTGGTGTGGCAGCCGCTATCAATAATAACCGTCGCGAAGCGCGATTCTCTCAATTTACACAAAAAGAAGAAACATATCATGAGTGTTTATATAAAACAAAATTGCCAAATGTTTTATTGCCTAAATTTGCAAAGCGCGATGCTTTTATTTCTTATAGAGAATCAATGAATGAACAATTCCGTTTTCCTAATGAAGTCGTTGCACCTTTTGCGCGCTTTATTAAAGAAGAGTTATGCGCTAGTAATGGTTGGATAACACTAAACGGTGAAAGATTAAGAATAGCAGTTCCCTATGCAAAAGAGTTATACGGAAAACTGAATAAAACCAATAATTATATATATGGGTATAAATTACACGAATTAGTAAGTTTTTTTAAATCAATAGGTTGTACATTACAAGCGACACAACTTGAACATGTGTGTAATGGATATTATGAAAAAGTTGTATCTGTAAGAAAAGATACCGCTTATTTTTATGATCTTGAAATGGAAAATATTCATTCTTATTGGTCTAATGGTTTTATAAGTCACAACACACTCTCAGTTGCTATTGCTGAATTTCTTCTTTTGTTTCATGACCAAAGAGATGTGGCACATGTAGGGGCAATTCTTTCCCAAGCTAAACGTTGTTATGAATATCAGGTTGGCTTTTTGCTAAGCGATAAGGTTAAGCAGATTCTTAACCAAGAAATCAACACAAAACCAATGATTGAAAAAATGACTCAAGAAAAGAGTCTTTTTAATGTTAGAGATAGGTTTACAGGCGAAACAATAAGAGTTGGTCTAGAGGTTTTGCCGTGTACTTTAAAGGCAGTGAACGGTGCACACGTAGCCTTTGTGTCTGTGGATGAGATCGATACGATTTCAGGAGAAGGAGCTAGAGCGCTACAGGATGTCAGCGGTATGCTTGACTCCAAGCGTGGCCGCAAATCTCTTCGCGTAGGCATCTCGACTAGAAAGTCTCGTTACGGGATTATGAATCGTCAAATTGAAGAAGCTGAAAAAGCTGGTCGTACTGTAAGAAAATGGACTATTCTAGAATTTTCAGAGCGTTGCGATGACGCAAGGTCTGGCCGTATACCAACTGATGCTTATATTAACCAAGACACACTAGAAGTTCTTCTACCTAAAGAATTTGAAAAACTTGATAAGCGTAAAAAAGGTGAATTTGAGCTTAATCACTTTCCAGGTGATCGTTGTATCGTGTGTCCACTAGCAGCGCTTTGTCGCGGAGATGCCAAGCAACAAAAGTCTACCTCGACAATGTTGAAACCTATTTCCGATGCTATCAAAAAGACAAGAGAGAACGGACCCGATTGGGCAATTTCTCAGCTTTTTAACTTAAAGCCATCTGTTGAAGGTATTATTTTCAAAGAGTTTGATGATAAGGTGCATGTACAAGACTGGAATGGAATGTGGGAAATACTCACCGGAACAAGCTATCCTGGGGTATGTACCCATGATGTATTTGTAAAAAAATGCCATTCAATGAACCTACCATCGTACGGCGGAGTTGACTTTGGTTGGAGTTCTCCAGCTGCCTATGTAGTTTGCTTTATAGACAATCGTGAAAACGTATTTGTAGTGCGCACTGAGGCTAGAACCTATACAAGTAATCCTAACTGGATTCAAACCATTAAAATGAAGTGGCATCCATTATACAGGAGCCAATTATATTTTCCTGATTGTGCAAACCCAGGTGACGTTCAAATGTTTAGACAGGAAGGTTTGCCTGTTCCGACCAATCAAGTCAAAGATATCGCCGGTGGCATACAGGTTATTAAAAAATGGCTTAGAAGTCTTGCTAGTCCTACTCCTAAATTCTATGTGGCCAAAGAAACAAACGCATTTCTTATAGAAGAATTTAAGCTTTATCACTTTAAAACTGATGCCGCTGGCGTGATTACAGATGATCCAGAAGATGAGAATAACCATGCAATTGATGCTCTTCGTTACATTATGTACGGGTTATTTTCCAAAAGTCGATCAGTTATGTCTTCTTCTGATTCAGAATTTGATGTCGATAGTGTTATGACAGAGAACGGATTTCTTAAAAGAGCCCCTTCGGCTGTAGAATTTGCCGCTATTCATAATATTCCCATTAATACTGAAGTGTTTGATCCCAAAAGTATGGGTAAAATGGTAAGGGCATCCGAAATGGCCATACAGACAGAAGAAAATGATGAAGGCGTTGGTGGCAGCGGATCTTTCTTGTTTTCTTTTTAAAATCAATAGCTTAACAAAAGGCGTACAATAAATGGGTTTTATCAATAACATTAGAGAAGCTTTGGTGAAGAGCCTTCAGGGCGACATTGACGCCTTGACTGGCGACGAGACGCTTGAAAAAGCTTCTGCTGATGATGTGCCTCAAATTGAGCAACAGATGCCGCCCGATGACGCAATCGGGCATCGGGCCTATCTCACTGATCCTTATTATGACTATGTCAGTAATAATACTGTACAAAAAAATCGTTATTCCAGAATATCTTACAGAAGTCTTAAAGACGCCTCGGTAAGAGATTGGGTTGTTTCTGCCATCGTTCAAGCGCGCTGCGATACCCTTCTTCGTTTTGCTCGTCCTCAACGCAAGCATCTTGATATGGGTTTTAAGATTAAAAAGAAAGACCACTTGGGTCCTTTAACGCCAGAAGAAAAGAAGCTTGCAGAAGATCTTGAAGACTTCATTCTTAATTGTGGAAGGAAAGAAGGAACGCCAGCTGGTGAAGAGCAAATGTTCGGCGAATTCCTTAAACTTTCTGTTAGGGATGCACTTGTAATTGGCCACGTCACAGCTGAAAAAATTCTTACGCGAGGCGGAGCACTCCATAGATTCCGTCATGTTCCTGCTGACTCGATGTACCTTGTTAATAATAGGGTCCCAAAAGACTTTTTGAAACAAAGCATCAATAATGCCGACAAAACTAAAAAAGATCTTTTGGCTCAAAACACTAATGATCCTATGCGAAATCAAGAGTTCAATGCTCCTGATGTAGATTACTACAAATATGTACAAATGAACCAAATGAATCAACCCATATCTGCATGGGGTGATGAGGATATGGTGTGGGCTAATTCTAATCCAATTGGCTATACAGAACTGAACGGATATACGTATTCTCCACTTGAATTGTCTATTATCAACGTTACTCGCCACATGGGCGTTGAGGCTTACAACTCTGCCTTCTTTACGCATGGATATGCTTCTAGGGGTATTCTTCATCTTAAAGGCACAGTGACCCAAGCAAACTTGACAGCTTTTAGGCGTCAGTTTTATAACACAATTAACGGTGTTAATAACGCGTGGCGCACTCCAATTGTTGCTGGTCTTGATGAAGTGCAGTGGATTCCAATCTCAGCTACTGCTAAAGAAATGGAATACCTTAACTACAACAACCACCTTATGCGAGCTATTTGTTCACAGTTCCAAATTGACCCTATGGAATTAGGTCTTGATTATCTCGTGTCCGGCAATGGTCGCGCTCCTACTAACGGAGCCAATAACGAAGCTAAGATTTCTTACTCAAGAGAAAGAGGCTTGATCCCACTCTTGATGATGTTTGAAGATATCGTTAATAGCCATATTATTCCAGCTATCGATCCTGCATTCACAGAGATTTTTGAGTTTAGATTTACTGGAATGGACGATGATAATGAGCAAGTGTTCCTTGCAAACCAGCAAGCGGCCATGACAATCTATTCGTCTATGAATGACTTGCTTCATGAAACTGGACGCTCAACACTTAAGCACCCAATCGCCGATCTTCCTCTTAACCAGAATTTCTGGGCATTGGCCAATCAAATGTTGACTAAAGGCGAAATTCGTGAGCACTTTTTAGGTGATGTTGGAGCTAGCAAAAGAGTTGAATTGGCTTATCTTGCTGGCGATCCGGCTTACTTGTCTTGGCAGCAGCTTCTTATGACTATCGAAGGTCAAAAACAAGCACAAGCCCAGCAGCAGCAAGCGCAAGCAGCTCAAGATCAGCAAGCGCAAGCTGAACAAAGTCAGCAGCAACAGATGATGGATGATCAGAAGCACAAAGATATGAACGAAGCTGCAGCTTCAATAATACACGGACAGACGCTAAGAGATACAGCTAAACAATTTGGCGGCACAGCACCTAGTCATGTCGGCGGAACGACTCTTAAGAATCCGATCAATTCTCTTCCCGAAACTTCTGGTGGCGGAGACGAGAATCCACAGGGATAAATAACTCTGCTCAAACTTTTAATAGAGAGGTATTAATTTATCTCTCTATTTTTATTTCTACAACTTTACAAATTATCCCTTCCTTAGTATAATCTTATTCAAGAGGAGCAATCAACACATGATTTTATTTGCAATATTCATATATATCGCCGTACTTGTTTTGATTGGATTTCTCTCTGGACTATTGAGAGCCGATACTGAGGAGTGGATATTGTTTGCGACCTTATGGCCATTGGTTATTGGATGGCTAGTACTTCAAGCTATGGCTTTAATTGGTTATTGCATTGGTGAAAAATTAAGAAACGGAGACTATAAATGAGTCTTATATGCTTAGAAGGTGTAGATAAAACTGGCAAGTCTACCATTGCTTCACTTTATTCAGACCTTGGATACACAGTAGTTCATATGTCTGCTCCAGACAAGAAATATAATGATCCAAAATATATTGGCCCTACATACTTTGACGAGATGGTCGAAATGTATGAAGGGTTTACCCATGGCGACTTCTTGTGCGACCGTACTATTTACGGCGAAACAATCTGGTCAAAAGTTTATAAGAGGCGCCCTCAGCTTCTTGAACCTGATATCAATTTCCTTCGTGATATGGAAAATGAATTGGGGGTAAGGCGTATTCTTCTTGTTGATGAAGATGTTGAGGCCCATTGGAATCGTTGTGTTAAGAACAAAGAGCCTTTGACACGCGAACAATTTGATAAGGCCTATGCTCTTTATTATGACATGGCAGCTAAATACGACTTTGAAGTTATGACAATGCCTGCTTTGTATCTTGAACTTACTGGTGAAGAATTTGTGGGAGCTAATAAAAAGCCTCTAGAAATTAAACCCATCATTCCACTTAAAAAATCAAGTGTAGCAGTGTCTGAGCCTAAGATTGAAGTGGTGCGCACACAAAATTTTGTTACCGATAATGATCCTAAAGAACGATTGGCAGAGGCAAACGCCATTAACACTATACTCGCAGCGCCTATTCTAAAGAAGAAAGGTGATGCGTTTGAGCGTATAGAAAATGAGATACGCACCTTTCTTAACGGTAAACTTAAGAAGCTTATGGGAACGCCTTCAGATGACCTCACTTCTGAGGAAATCTTCGTACTTAAAACAATGGTTCAGCGAATGAAAGATAAAGGAGTAAGTAAATGAGTAAGAAAAAAAAGACAAAAATGGTTGAGGTTTATGGTTTGACAATCGAATATATCAACGGAGACACTCAAGACTTTGAAGGAGTTGACTTGGTTGCTTATCGAGACGGTCTCATCGATTTATATTCCTCGGATAATGAGATTGACCCTGAATCAGGTCAACCTTATGTAGATTTTGCACTTGTTGCACAAAACGTATTTAATATTCAACCAATGAATTAATTAGGACTAACAAATGAGTAATGCCAAAGAACAGCGAAGCAATGTAATCCGCATTAATGAACTTGAGGACCAAACCCTTAAGTTGGCCAATGCCGTACAGAGTCTTCAGAATAGCCAGCAAGTCATACAGATGTTTGCTAAGCAGTCTATGACCAATATTCTTAAACTGTCTGAAGAAGTGAAAGAGCTCAATAAGGCTCTTACTGATGCTCAATACTTCATCCATGTCTTGAAAAATTTTGCTAATATCTCTGAAGATACCCTGAATGCTGAAGCCGCCAAACTTCAAGTGATTGACTTTGAAAAGGCAATCGAAGCTCAAGATATCGAGCAGGCACTTACGGTAACTGATGTGGTGGAAGAAGATAGCGTTGTAGTAGTGACCTCTACGACACCAGACACAACTCCAGACAAAGGCTTTTTGAGAAGTAGACTGGAAGTTGAAATGGTATCGATTCCAGAGTTTCGCACAAATATCTTGGGCAAGCACGCTGGCGACACCTTTTCCTGTGATATCAATGGCGTAAAACATGATGTTACACTTCTATCAGTAAAGAAGAAACCTTATGTCGAGCCAACAACCACAGAAGCCTAAGAAACAAGACCCCCGTTGTTGTTCATTGTGTGAAACTGTGATTTCCAATAGATCAAAAAGCGGTTTGTGTAAGAAGCATTATTGCTATCAATGGAAATCACTGAATCCTGAAAAGGCAGCAGCCGCTTCAAAACGAACATACGAAAAAAATCGTGAATTTTATATCAAAAATACTGCACAAAGACGATCTATTGCTAGAAAAAACAACCCAGTGGTTAAGATTCGTGATAGTTTGCGACGTAGGTTAAACAATGCCATTAAGCGCAATATAAAAACCGGCTCTGCGGTTAATGATCTTGGGTGTTCATTAGATAACTTTAGATTGCATTTAGAGTCAAAATTTCAATCTGGAATGACTTGGGACAATTATGGCAGAAAGCCTAATGTCAAATGTTGGGAAATAGATCATATTATTCCACTGTCTTCTTTTGATTTACAAGATAGTGAGCAATTAAAAAAGGCATGTCATTATACTAATTTACAACCTTTGTGGGCTGAAGATAATGCAAGAAAAAACAACAAAAGACCGTGTTAAGCAAGATCCCAGATGTCCTAGGCAGTTAGAATACATGCCAGAGGAATGGTGCCCACTTTCAGTCCTGAGGTTGAAGGCTATCAAGCATAGAGAAGGTACTACCCTTTCTGAAGAAGAAGAGTCTCAACTTCGTGGCTGCCCTTGGGCCATTCAAAACCAAATGGCATGCTATTGCTTTTTTAAGTATATGTCTCTTTATGGGGCTGATCAACCTAATATTTCTGATCAAGAAACTGCCCATCTTTTGGGGCTTTCTATTGACGAAGTAAAAAGTGCTGAAAAGTCTGGACTAGCAAAGCTAAAAAACTCTACTTTTGCTAATGAACTTAAAGAGCTTTATAAAGATGAGTATATCGTCAAAGAACGAGATATCGATGTCGAATACGCCCTCCCCAAGATATAACGCTTCTTTTAGCTCGCCTGTCCCATTCTCCAATAATATATGGGGTCTTGTCTGCTGTATGGCAAAACTCCATGTCATCCCGCAAGACAACGATTCCTATATAATTGGCATCTATATGAGAATGACAGCGACTCACTCTAGAAGTTTCTGGTAAAATATCCTAGAGTTAACCTTTAGGGATATAAAAAATGGCTTCAAAAAATAAAGGCTTACACTTTGATGGTGTTCTTGGAAGTGCACTTCGGGACACACAAGGTGAAGTATTAGATATCGCTGGCGCCGATATTTCTGATATGGAACAAGGCAAAGGGATTGTTAATGTTGACCACGGAACAGGTTTTTATAACCTGATTGGTCGCATTACTAATGCTAAAAAGATATTCTCTGAAGCCGACTGCTCTTCCCCTCGACACACATACTACTGGCATCAAATAAAAGCACCGTATATTTATGGAGAAGGATATCTGTTTGATGCAGATGAGCATCCGCATGCCAAAGCTGCTGCCGCAATTCTTCGCAATATTCATAAAACAGATTCCCCTTTAAAAATGAAAGCTTCTGTAGAAGGGGCAATTATTGCGCGCGATGTAAAAGATCCGCGTCATCTATTGCGTACTAAGGTGCGTGGCAGCGCGCTTACTTTTACTCCAGCCAATAATGCTACGTTGATTGAGCCACTAGGACTTTCTAAATCTTCTTATGACGAAGCATCTGATTATGCTTTGATGAAATCTATTGCTCATCTTGCTAAAACCGACATCCCATCTTTTAGAAGTATCACTCGGCATGCTTCAGCCTCTACAGTTGTAGAGAATTTGCAAAAGATAGAGGAAATGGCAAAAAGTCTAGGTATTGATCCATCTATAGTTGTTCCAGAAATTAAAGAGTTGATGAATAAGGCAATTTCTGAAAAGATTCAATCTAACGTTGAATCTATTCAAGCAATGGCATCTCTTCTTAAAGCAAGAACATTGGATGCTTCTCATCCATCATTTACACCACCTAAAGAAGTGCGTCCCACTTACTTACCTAGAACGCAAGCTTCTAAGCAGCGTCTTAGTGAGACTGGCTCTACAACTGAAATGGGAAGCGGTAAATTTACCGTCGATCCTAATGACGCAAAGCATAATTTGGAAAGCGTTGGTGTAGAGGCTAATAAAGCTAATCTAAATGCAACTACAAAAGCAGTTGAATTACACGAAACGCAGCATTCTAAAAATCAAAATATAGCTAAACAACTTAAAAATCAATCAGGTCAACCTATCGACAGTGATGATTTTTCTAGACATGTGATTACTCATGCTGGTCTTGATCCACATGAACTTCACTTTTTAGATCACTTTGTCCCTGCTTATTCTGGTTCCTATAGTGTTAGCGATCCAGATGAAACTATGTCGGTAGTCTCTGAGGCTCTTTCAGGTAGAAATACTTTGAGAGCACCAGCTTTACAAGCACTCCAAGAACACCTTCCTGGTGAAACTCAAGCCAGTATGACAGAGCGCCTAAAGGATATTCACAAGAAACTTCATAATACTTATGGGCAATATGAAGCTGGTCAAAAGCTAAATGTTCCTTCTGATGAAGAATATGAGGCTCATTTTAACAATAAGCCTAAAGCTTACTTACCTAAAGTAGTATCGGATAAGCATTTAAATAAAGCTTTAACTGCAGGTTATGGAGCAGCAGGTAGACCATCGGATCTTACGGGTGGAGGAGTATTTCAAACAGAACATGTCCCAATGGGAAGAGGAATTTCCTATATGACATGTGACAACTGTGGCAACGAACAGGTTTATATGCCTAAACAAACGCGTTGCCGTAATTGTAAAACCACTATCCCGTTTGATAAACTGGCTAGATTTATGTTAAAAACACGACTTGAAAAATAAAACTAGGATTTAAAAACGTGGACAAAAAAGAAATTCTTCAAAATAAAGCAAAAGACAACGAACAGGTTGAATATATCCCCGTTTATAAAACCTCATGTTCCGATCTTTTGGAAAATTTGCAAAAGATTAAGTGGATACTTGAAAAGTCTATATCGTTGTCAGTTGATACTGACGAAGAAGAACTAGAAAAGGCATATTATAAAAATGGTGTATATACACCTCAACATAGCGATCCAGAAGGTATGCAACATCCGCATAAGCCCGATCAAGTTAAAACAACTAGACAGGCTGATGGCGAACCCGCATGGACATTAAAACCAGAGATCGCAGCAGTAAAAGATCAAGAGTTCGACAAAGATGTTAAGGCCGTTATGGGTTTTCCGCGTACTTCTAAAGACATAAAGTCTACATACCAAGCGCTAGCAAACACCATTCGGAAAGACCCCGATAGACACGTAATTGGAACACAGCATAAAAATGGCGAAGACCAATTTTTAAGATTAAGGCATGTAAGTGGGATTATTAGAAACTCTCCCGAATATTCTATGACTCCTCATCCCGATGGAGGATTCGCTATTAGCGCTTCTAGGCACTCTGGTAGTGCTGATAGCGACAATAACATTCACCATTGGCATTTTAATAAAAATGGAGAAGGAGATTTGACCTATGCTGGTAAAACATCCAAAAAAATTCAGCCAAAGCCTCAAGCAGAAAAAGGCAAAATAGACCCCAATAATATTACCGACTACAGTCCTAAGCTGGCATATTCAACCAATAAACCAAAACCGTTTGTCAAAAGATAAATACATCAATGCTTATGGTTTGCGAGTGAGCATATTGCCGCACATCTTCTAAATACTTAAAATTAAAGAAAAAGTTCTAACCCACTATATCTGATAAGATAAGTGAGTTATTAATTATTGGAAATCGATTCTTTCTAATATTCAAGGAGTTATAAAATGGCCAATGCAACTGCTATCTTGCAAAAGATCGCGCGCAACATGAACCAACGCGGCATTCCAGCCACGTATACTGGTTCGTCTACTACAGTCGCTAAGACTGGCGGCGATGTCCTCACTGTTACTTACACCCCAAAATCTGTTCAAGCCCCACTTGGTGGCGTTGATGGAACGACCTCTCCTTTCTTGGGAATTGGCGTTGCTGCTCCAGGTTCTTTGAAACTGAAAGGTGCTGCTGGAGAAAACACTCTCGCCGCTATCTTGGACACCACTGAAGCTGCTTCTTTGTTGGCCGAACTCGCTGGATACGCTAATGATGTTGTTATCGAAGCTGGTGATACCACGACTTCTTTGGCACGCGTTATGGGTTCCACTGACTTTATCGGTGCTGGTAGCTGAATTTAGGTTTTTGCAACCGATTTGCTCCTAAAACAACTAATAAACATGTGGTGAAATATGGATGAACAATTGATGAAAAGCCTTGTCGAGTTAATCGACGAGACCATCGCAGAAGTAGAGGAACTCAAGAAATCTGAGCGCTTCTCTGCTTCTGGTATTAAGATGGACGGCGTCGATGGCATCAAAATGGCTGGTCAAAAAGATGCTAATGGTAG